GTTTGCGTCTGGGACCTCTTCGAAAAGGTCCCAGGAAGGTCCCGTCTGCTGGGTGAGCTGGTAGGCGCTCTGCGACCCGCCGCCGCATCGACGTATCCGGAAGCCTCCGACGACGCGGTCGGCCGCGCGCCGGAGGACGCGCATCCCGAAGGCGGTCAGGACCCCGCGCTCGCTCGTGGACCGGCTCAGGGCGTCGCCGAAGACCCCGATGGCCTGGGCGCTGATCAGGAGGTCCTTGGCCGCCACAGGCTGCGCCCCGTGGCAGCGCCACCACTCCGCGACGAGACGCGCCAGGTCGGCGCCGAAGTCGTCCGCTAGGCCCACCCAGGCCCGCCTGTTGCCGAGCCACGCGTCGCAGCCGATCGTGGCGAGGATCCCACCCACGGCCGACGTCCACGCCTCGAAGCCCCCGAGCCGGGCGCCGGTCTCCGGGCGGCCGGCGTCCCGCCAGAGCAGGACGGCCCCGACGAGCGCACCGAGGACCTCGCGGCGGACCGACTGGACGTAGCCCCAGAGATCGACGTGGCGGATGTCGCTGCGCTCCTCCGGGCTCTCGTGCTCCGAGTGCAGGATGATCGGAACGCAACGCTTGGCGATCTCGCCGGTGGCGCGTAGGTTGTTCCCGCTGGCGACGATGGTCAGGCGGTTCGGGCAGTCGACGATCTCGGAGACCCCGAGACGCCGGCCCTGGTAGCGGCTCGACGTGACGAGCGACGCGAGGACGGGCGAGTCGAGGAAGTCGCCCGCGACGTTGTCGAGGTGGGCGACGGTCTGCCCGCGGAGCAGCGCGGCGACGACGCGCTTGTCCTGCTCGTCCTGCGAGCCCGTGAGTTGTAGCGCCGGGGTCGTCTGCCCGACAACGACGCCGCCGAAGACCAGCTCGGCGAGCTTGGTCTTGCCCGTGCGCTCGATCGACGACGAGAGCAGGTGCAGCGGGACGTTGCCCTGGATCGCCGGCCGGATCAGCGGCGTCAGGAGCAGGCCGAAGAAGTTCTCGCGGCTCGCGGCGGAGTCGAAGGGGAAGTCCTCGACGAGCCGCTCAAGCGTCGCGCGGCACCGCGCGGGGTCCAGCTCGGGGACGACGTGGAGCCCCGGCGGCGGGTCGTAGTACGCGCCCGCGTGCCAGCCCGGCTCGGCGATCGACCAGTCGTGCGCGAAGAACGGATAGGACGAGAGCCACTCCAGGTCGCGCACGGACGGATGGTCGGCCGCCTTGGCGATCACGAGCTGCGCGAGGTCGTTCGTGGACGCGATGTACTGCTCGCGCGGTGGCTCGTTCTTGGGCTTGACCCACTTTACGAGCCGGACGTGGCGGTCGACGAGCAGGCGGGCGCGTCCCGGGTCGAGCCCGCGGAACGACCGCTCGCCGGCCGCGCCGACCAGTTCGCCCGCGACGCCCGCGCGCCGGTAGACGGCTCCGCCGGGGACGCGCGCGAGCGTCCGGCTGGCGAACGCGTCGCAGCCGACCTCGACGTACACGCCGGTGTCGGTGACCCAGGACCCGGGGACGAGGACGCCCTCGTCGACGCCCGGCTCGGGCGGCCCGTCGACGCCCTCGTCGGGCGGGTAGTGGTCGGGCACGTCGGCAAGCGGCGGCGGCGGCGCCCGTACCGTGGGCGGCTCGCGCTTAGGCGGCGTCCTGGGTCGCTTCGCGCCGTCGTCGACCCCTCTCTCGGCGGTCTTCCTCGCCTCGCGTTCGTCGAGCCCGGTGCCGACCGCGGCGGAGACCAGCGACTCGACGACCTCGGAGCGGTCGAGCGCGCCGCCCCCGACGATCTGGCCGAGGTTGAACGCGGCCCGGTTCAGCGTGTCCCGACGCGTGCCGTCTTGCGCTGCGGCGACATCTGCGAGTTCGTCCTCGAACGCGCGCCGCGCCCAGGCGTCGGGGGCGGCGTTCGTGGTCGGCCGCGGCGCGGCCTGCCTCGGCGGCGGCGGCGGCGGGACGAGCGCGAGGACCCAGTCGGGCGCGAGCGTCGGCTCGACGAGCGCGACCTCGGACCACTCGCCGTCGTCGCGCCGGCACCCGGGCAGGGGCCACGACCCCTTGGCGAGCAGGTCGACCTTCGGCCCGGCGCGCACCCAGCGCCTCGTCGGCACGCCGGGCGGCCGGAGGTAGACCGCGTGCAGGCCGCCGGACGGCGAGCGCGTGACGAGCGTCGCGTGCCGGCCCGGGTCGAGCCACTCGGGCGGCGCGTCGTGCTCGACGTCGACCTGGATCAGGCCGGACTCGTGCAGCAGGACCTCGACGTTGCCGCCGTCCGGCGGCGACTCGGGGTCGGTGCCGGCGGCCCAGGAGAGGCACTGGTCGAGCGTCGGGCGCTCGGCGGACTTCGCGTGTCGGTCGTGGGCCTCGTGGCCCGAGCCGCTGGCGAACGTGCGGACGCAGACCCAGCCGCGTTGCGCTGCCCACCGAACCGCGTCACAGAGCCGCCTCGATCGCTCGTTCGACGTCATCGACACTCCTCGCTACGACTGCCACGCCACCGAAGTCTCGGACCATATCTAGGAACCGCTGCTGCTGCTCGCTCACGCGTCCGGTCGCGGACTTTACCTCGACGGCCAGGAACTTCCCGCTCGGCTTGATGATCCCGAGCAGGTCCGCGCTGCCGACGAGGCCGAACCGGATCGGCGTCGCAGACCGGAGTAAGTTGACGGCCTGTGCGACGCGGCCTGTCGTGAGCAGCGCAAGCGCAGTGCTGACGACGTGCATGGGCACGGCGGTGCCGGTGTTGTTCCGCCACAGTCGGACGTCGCGTCGCGCGCCGATGCGTTCGAGGATCGCGCGTTGGATGGTGGACTCGGTCATTGGAGTGCGGGGAGCTCGTCGACATGCGAGCTCCCCGTACCACCGCGGATTCCAGGCCACGCCAATCGGCGCAATGACCTGCCACGACAAACACCACGATTCCTATCCATTGCTTCCATACCATGCCTCGCCAGACGTCTGCTCACCATGCGCCGCCTCTCGGGGCGCAACCAATCCTCTGCTTCCATGCCAAGACCAGCGGAGACGGACCACGACACTCCACTCCACTCCTTTCGCAGGCTTCCACGTTCAGTTCATCCCATCCCGGGCGGATCGACCGCTAGGAAGGCTCGCTCAAGGTTTTTCCAACGCGGCGTCTCGGTCAAGCCGAGTCCGCGAGCAGTCCTGATCGCCGCGCCGATCGTCCGCAAAAGAGCGACCTCGATCTGCCCCATCTTGGCTCGCGACCGTAGGACCGACTTCTTGCGCTCATACCTGCGAGAAGGTCCGTCGTCCGATGCCACCAGCACCGAGTGGAATTCGCGCACAGACTCTTTCGTTTCGACCTTGAACTCGTAGACGGCAGAGATCAATTGGCCAGCACGCTCCAATCTCCAAGCCTCGGCTGCCGACTCGTCGTCCCAGTCGAAGAGGTGATGTATAGGCGACCCCTTCGGCCTGGCCCGATCTAGGACAGACTTGCGAGTCAGCGCTTCGCCGGAACTCTCGATCTCGGACGCCACGGCGTTGACGGCCAGGACGTCCTTCCTCGACAGGCTTGATGATGGGAGCGGAGTGTATTCCTTGGGCCTACTTGCCATTGGTCTGATCCTTCCGCACGAACTCGATCACCTTGGCAAATGTAACCTCGAACGATCCGAACTCTCCGGCACTTTCGCGTCCGAGCATGCGCCAGTCACCGAGGCCGACCATCTGTCCAGCGTTGACGAGCCACCCGAAGAGGCGTTCAGCACTCACGATCTGCGGGAAGAAGCGGATTGTGAACCTCAGCCCCCACTGCTCGAACATCGGTCGGTAGCGGATTGTCGGCGTCCCGCGCTGGCGGACGTAGTCGGACCGCATGACCGGAGGAGAGTCGGAGTCGATCTCTAGCATGTTCCCGTGGTGGCCGACGACCCTGAACGCTGCCCGTGCCTCGCTCTTGTATGTGTCGTCGGAGATGCTGGCCGCCGTAACCATGGCTGCGCGAACGGCTCCGGCCGGGAAGACGAGGATCGACTTCCTATTCTTCTTTTCCAGATCAGCAAGACTCTTCGGCCTCGGTCCGACGACGTGGAGAGCATCGAGGAACTCGACCTCAGGCTTTCTCGCTACCTTCCTGCTAGTCGTCTTCTTCCCGGTCTGACAAGCCTCGATCTCGTTGCGCGCCTTCTCGGAGAAGCAGTGGACGATCAGAGGCATCGTGCCGCTGAGTCCGACGTGCATCTCCGAAGCGAGCATCTTCGGATCGGGGATCTTGAGCACCCGCTCGACTTTCTGACCAACGACGCCGTTACCATCCTGCAAGTATCCTTGCAACCTGTTCACTTCGATCGCGTCTGACTTCTTCAAGAGACTTCTTCTTTCCGTGCCCGAGGCACGTCTTCCGCCCACGTCTCGCCCGCGACAAGCAGGCGATGCACTTCTTCGCGCGACGGACAGCTCCGCCTTGCGGGTCGTCTTCCTGTACCCCCTCACTGCAACCAGTCCTCCGGTAACTCGCCCTTCGGCTCGTCTCTTAGTTCCGCTAGGCACCTGCGACACCGCGTCGCCGTGCGGCTCCCGTAGGTCACGTCCTCGGGCTCGTGCTCGTCGCAGCGGTACAGCTTCTCCTCGACGTGGCGCAGGCCGCGCGGCCACGCGCCGAACTGGATCTTGTACTGGTGTCGCGCCCAGCCGAGCCGCGCTCCGCGAGCGTGCGCGGTGGCGACGAGCTCCTCGTAGCGTGTACGCTTCTCCATCTGGTCCGCGCGTTTGAATTCGACGAGTCGACCGTCGACGTGACGGACCTCGGGCTTGCCGCGCGCGTCCTCATCGTCGGCGGTCTCGGCGGCGACGGCGAACCCACACTGCGGGCAGACGAGATCCGTCTCGGCGACGACGGCGTAGCACTTCGGGCAGACCGGCGGCGCGCCCTTAGATCGACGCTTGACCTTGTCTTCGAGGCTGTAGTCGACTGCGTCGGTCACAAGCCCGAGCCGCAGCGTGTTGCCAGCGTGGTCGAGGATGATCGCGCCAGTCTTGTTATCGCACGCGCGCAGCACGCGGCCCTGCATCTGCGTCCACAGCGCGAGCGACTTCGTCGGGCGCGCGACGATCGCGCACTCTAGCGACGGCAGGTCCCACCCCTCGGTCAGCACCTGGACGTTCCAGACCATCGTGATCTCGCCGGAGCGTAGCCTAGCAAGGGTCGCCGCGCGCTCGGCCTTCGGCGTCTCGCCGTCGACGTAGCCGGTGGCGACGCCGTGCTCGCGGAAGACCGCCTCGCAGTACTGGGCGTGCTCGCGGTTGACCCCGTAGCCGACCGTGCGCCGGCCCGGCGCCAGCTCCATCCAGTGTTCGACCAGCTTCCCGACGATGCCGGGACGGAGCATCCGCAACGCTAGCTCGCCCTGCTCGTAGTCGCCGCCGACCGTGCGGACGCCAGTCAGGTCCGGCGGAGGCGGCGCGTAGATGACCGGCTCGACGAGCAGGCCGCGCGCGATCAGCTCCTCGGGCGTGACCGAGACGACGATCTTCCCGAAGACCTTGCCGAGCCCCTTGCCGTCGAGCCGGAACGGCGTCGCGGTCAGGCCGATCACGGCGGCCCCGGCCTTGACGTAGTGCGAGACGATGCGCTCCCACGACGGCGAGACCGCGTGATGCGCCTCGTCGACGATCACGACCTTCCAGTCGGGCAGCTCGCGCCGCTGTAGCGTCTGGATCGACGCGACGTGGACCGACGAGGTCTCCTGCTTGCGCCCGGCGACGATCGCGCCGGCCTGGATGCCGAGGTCGGCGAGGCGCGCGACGGCCTGGTCGAGCAGCTCGACGCGGTGGACGAGGAACCCGCACGTCCGGCCTCGATCGACGGCCTTGCGGATGATCTCGGCCGCGATGGTCGTCTTGCCGGCGCCGCACGGCGCGACGACGAGCGGTCGCTCGCGCCAGCACAGGCGGAGATTCTCGACCGTGCGTGTCTGGTAGTCGCGGAGTTCCATTACTTCTTCTTGCGCTGCGTCGGCTTCGCCTTGATGCGGGTTATGGCGGGGCCGCCGTCGACCCCGCCCCTATCCTCCGTTATTAGCCGAACGGCGAATCCCGACCGTTCCATAAACGGCCGGCGTTCACAGCACTCCGCCAACCTCATCGCCACCGCGGAGACCTGGATAGCCTCGCGTGCTACTGCGTCGCGGTCGTTAGCGCGGATTGCTTCCAGTAACTCTAAGACCTCCTCAGCGAGCACGCCATAGGCTTCGTGCGTCGAGGTGAACGGGCCGAACTTGCGGTCCGCTGCGGCGGCTTCGATGAGGATGGAGTCGATCAGACCACTGGCGCCTGTCGTCGGATCGCTCACGGCGCCACCTCCGAAAACAGATCCACCTGTTTTGCCTCATGCTCCGCGCGCCGCAGGTTCGCGCACGCCTGCTCCCAATATGACCGCTTGAGTTCGATGCCTAGGAACCGGCGGCCCATCTGCAAGGACTGGTAGCCTTCGCTGCCGATGCCGGCGAAGGGGGAGAGGACGAGATCGCCTGGATTGGACCAGAGCCAGACGCAGCGTTCGATCACGCCGAGTTGCAGCGGGCAGATGTGCCGCTCGTCCTTCTCCTCGCGCGCCTCGCGGAATGAGAGCACGTCCTGTTGCTTGACGTCGAACCACACGGGAGAGGCATACCGCTGCCAGGTCTGGATCGAGTAGTCGACTTGGTCCTTCCACGCGACGGGCGGATTCTCGCCGCAGTAGTCGCCGGGCTCGACCTTGCGTTGGATCTGATTGTCCGGCATCTCCTCGCCCTTCCACGCGCGGAAGATGAGCACGAAATCCGCCATGCCCTGCCGGCACACCTCGCCGCGTGTCGTGAAGTGCTTATGGAGCAGGCCGTGGTTCTTTGTGCGCTGCATCTCGGTCGCGGGATCCTTCCAGATCGTGACACGCGAGTGAAACGTCCAGCCGAGTTCCGTGTGCGCGCGGACGATCGCGCCGGGGAAATCATAAAGCCCGGCCGCGCCGTCGCGATTCATGTAGAGTGGTAGGTCCTTGCAGTGGACGGCGGTCAGTCTCCCCGGTCGCGTGACGCGTAGCATCTCTCCGATCAGGTACTTGTAGTGCTGGAAGAACTCGTCGTGGTCCGCCGAGTTACCCATGTCGGCGATCGAGTCGGAGTAGATGTAGAGGTTCGAGAACGGCGGCGAGTAGACGGAGAAGTCGACGCTGTCGGTTTCGAGACCGCGCGCACGCGCGACGCAGTCCCCGAGGAGCATCCGCCAGCCTTCGCCGCCGGCCTCTTCCTGCTCAACGTCGGATAGGCCACGCTCTCCGCCGAGGATTCCCATTCCGTACTCTCTGGTCATGGCGATCATCTCCTCCATCATGCGCTCGTGATCGGCGGCCTTACGTTCGATCGCGTTTGCGACCGTGCCCTCGCTCTCGACGCTGACGATGTGCGCGGTTACCTGCCGAGTCTGTCCGAAACGCCAGGTGCGGCGCGCGGCCTGATAGATCTTCTCATAGCTGTACGTCAGCCCGACGAACACCACGTCCGAGCAGTGTTGCCAGTTGAGCCCGAACCCTGCGAGGTCGGCCTTTGTGACGACGACGCGCGCGCGTCCCTCGGAGAACGCGCGCAGCCCAGCCTCCTTCTGGTCGAGCGACTGGTCGCCTCGGACCTCGACGGCCTCGGGGATCAGCGCAGCGAGACGCGAACTCTCGTCGTTCGTGTCGCACCATACGACCCACGGTCGATCAGGCTTCGACGCGACAATCTCGGCTGCCTTCACGCACCGAGCCTCCGCCGTCGCGCGCTTGTCCCGCCAGATATCAGTTGCCGAGAGCGGGCCGTCGAGGTAGAGGTACCCGAGCGCAGCCGCGCGACCCGGCACGTCAACGAAGTGGTGTCGCCAGCTGAGCGACGGCAGGTCATAGAGCGAGTCATCGTAGCCAGCGCGCACGTCGCTCGGTCGACGACACGCGACTGCCCAGCTCGTGATCCAGCGCCAGAAGTCGATCGCGGCGTGCCCCTTGAGCCGGTAATTCCCAGCCTCCATCGTGTCATTGATGAACCAGCGCGCGAGCATCTCATTCGATGCCATTATCCCGAGGAACTCGCCGTGGTTGCCGAGTTCCATGTGATCGTTAGGGGCAGGAGTCGCAGTGCATGCAAGCCGGTACTTCGTGGACGAAAACAAGTCCACCAACGCACGCTTGGTCTTCCCCGAGTAGCTCTTGAGGATCGACGACTCATCGAGAACGACGGCATCGAAAAATGACGGCTCGAAGTGTGCGAGCATCTCATAGTTAGCAATCGAGATGCGCTCGCCGGCCTTCACCTGATCCATGTCGCGGCAGTAGGTAATCACGACTCCGAGTCGCGCGCCCTCGGCGATCGTCTGATGCGCGACAGCGAGCGGCGAGAGGATCAGCACTCGCTCGCTCGTGACGAGCCGCGCCCATTCGATCTGCATGCGCGTCTTGCCTAAGCCAGTATCGGCAAAGATCGCAGCGCGTCCAAGGTGGACAGACCAGCGGACGATATCGGCCTGGAACGGAAAGAGCGACGGATGCACGTCCCCGCACTCGTGCCCCGCCGGTTTGACTACTCGCGCCTTTCGAGCGAGGAAGTCCTGGTATAGTTGGCCCGCCCCCCGCGTCTCCACGATCGCGGGAGGCAGGCCGGGCACGCCGACAGTGTTTCCTTGAGCAGACAAAGAAGAATCTCCTTGTGTGTTTTGGCTCGTCGCAGGATCTCCCTGCGCACCATGCGGCGGCGTGTGCATGGCTAGAACGGCGTCGGCGTCTTCGCCGCTCCGATCACCGCACGCAGTTGCGACCCAAGCATCGCGTTCAGCGCTTCGAGGCGGTCCTGTCCGGCGGCGTTCTTCACTCCGCCGGTACCGGGGACGTGCTCGGGTCCGTAGAGCCAGGATCCCTTGAACTCGGCCTTGCCCTTGAAGGTCTCTTCTCGCACGGCCACGACGACGTGGTGGTCGGGTACGACGCCCTGGAACCGCAGGAAGTCGCCGTCCCACCCGACCGCGTCGCGGAGCTGCTCGACTCCCGTCGAGTGCATCGACGCGTCGTTCTTGACGACGGTGACCTGCGTCCACACGACGTACTTGTCGAAGCCGGACCAGTCCGTCCACGTCTGGATCTGCTGGTCCCACATGGCGAAGACCTGACACTTCAGGACGACCATGACAGACCCCTTGTCGCCCTCGCGGACCCCCCACTCGATCACCTGGCACCGGAACGAACCCTCGCGGTCGATGGTCTTCACTAGAAAACCTCCTTCCACGCGCTCGCGTCCTTCTGGTCGTTCCACGCGCGCGCGCGGAACCCGGCCCTCGACTTGGCGACGTGCGTCGGGAGCTGCTGCGCGTAGATCGTCCGCGTCCCCGAGCCGCGACCCTTGCCGTCCTGCGAGAGGACGTCGTAGCCGAGGTAGAAGACGTGGTCGGCCCACTCGAACGTGCGCGAACGGATCGACGCCCGCCCGGACTTCGGCGCCTGGAGCCGAGGCTCGTAGCGGATGAAGTCCGCCCCGTACGGGTTCGGGACGTCGGCCACGCACTCGTGGCAGATGAGGACGACGTTCGTCCCCGTCTCGACCGCGCGGTCGAGGTCGGCGAGGATCTGCATCCAGGTGTCGAAGAGGTGCTGGTAGCCCTTGCCGAAGCCGTAGTCCTCGATGCGGGCGACGTGGCCGCCCTTCTCGTGCGGGACGTTGGCGAGGGTCCACGCGAGCGCGAGTTCCTCGGCCTCGGTGCCGCTGTCGATGACGATGGTCTGGTAGCCGGCGAGGAACGCGCGGTCCTGCACGACGCGACGTAGCGCGTCCCAGTCGGTCACGTCCTCGATGCGCTCGACCTGGAGCCGAGACGTGCCGCGGTTGATGTCGACGAACACGGGCTTCGGCGCGAGCGAGGCGAGCGTCGACTTCCCGATCCCGCCTGGCCCGTAGAGCATGACGCGCTGCGCGCCAGGCTTGGGACCCGACGAGAGTCGGTAGGACTTGGACGACGCAGGTGCCGAGGCCGGCGGCGGCGAGGCCGGCGGAGACGGCGCGCGGGTCGCGGGCGGGGGCGGAGGTAGCGTAGATGTCATGGCTGGCTTGCTCCAGTCGAGCGGGCGCTCGGGGTCACCGAGCGGAGAGTTGCGCGGCTTGCCCCGCGCGGGCTTGCTCGTAGGCGACGGCCTGCGAGAACTCCGGGTGGACGTCCGAGAGGCGGACGAACCCGTCCGGGGTGTACGTGTCGAGGTCCGAGCGGTGGCAGCACGCGAGGTAGGGGCAGACGGCCCCGCGGCGCGCGCACGCCGACGAGTTGCGGTACGTCGTGCCGAGTACGGCGACCTGATCCTGCACGTCGCGCCACCACTCGGCGATACGCTGCGCCGTGATCGGAACCTCGCGCTTCTCGAAGCGGCACGCGACGCGCTCGGCGTACTCGTCGGGCGTCTCGTCGACCTCGCGCTGGTTCGCGTAGAGCGTGCCGTCCTTCTTGTACTTGCGCTTATCGATTGGCGTCGCCTTGAGCGGCCGCTCACCGGGGCGTTCAACGACGTCGTATAGCACGGTCTGGACGTCGTAGCCGATGGACCGCGCGAGGTGGAAGTAGCCCGCGACCTGCGAGTCTAGCTCGACCTTGCGCCAGTAGTCGGCGTCGAGCGTCGCGGTGGTCTTGCGTTCCAGGACGGCGAGGCGCCCGTCGTCTAGCTCGACGATCGCGTCGACGACCCCGGCGTAGACCTCGCCGCTGGGCATCGTCAGGTACGCGGGCTCCTCGACGGCGACGTAGCGCGCGATCGGGCGCGGGTCGTAGCGCGCGAGGCAGGAGATCACGGCGGCGACCAGGTACGGGTCGCCGGTGATCGGCTCGCGCGCGATTCCGGCGTGCCACGCAGTCCCCCAGGCCATCGCCTCGGGCGTCGTCGTGGGACGGAGCCCGTAGGCGTAGGCGATCTGGTGTCTGCGCGGACAGTCGCGGTGCGTGGCGAGACGGGAGTTGGTGATCACACGCCTAGCCGCTTCGCCCTGGCTTCGACCAGCGCAGTCGCGTCGGCCGCAGCGTCGAGGTCGGATCGGAGAGCGTCGGGGATCCCGTCGCGCGCGGCGTACAGGTCACGCTTCGCCCGCATGATTCGCGCCCCCCACGCCGTCGCCTGAAGGCGCTTGTGCGCCTTACGCTCGTCCAGGGCGGCAAGCTCGTCGCGCAGCTTCGCCTCCTTCTCCTCGTCGGTCATTCTAGGCTTCATCGTGTCGTTTCCTTCCTCGGCGCGGTGGTCAGGTCCTCGACCGCGACGCCGAGGGCGCGGGCGAGGTGGTCCCAGTAGGCGCGCGGCGCGCGCAGCGACTGCTCCCAGCGGTGGAGCGTCGAGACGGTCGGGGCGTCGTCGCCCAGGGAGTCGACCATGCGTGCGCGGAGCTCGTGGAGCGTCACGCGGCGCCGGTCGGCGTTGCGCCCGCGCCGCGCGGAGCGCAGGCGAGCGGAAGAGAATCGTTGGGTAGTCATACCTGCGAGAGCCTAACCGCGGCGGGAATTTTGTCGACCTCGCCGATCCAGCGGCCGCCGCCCCAGTGGAAGCCTGCTGCGCGCAGCGCGTCGAGCACGTCGCGCGACGGCTTCTCGGGGAACGTGATCCGCGCCCAGGCGCCCGAGACCTCGACGAGCGTCCCGCCGCCGGCCTCGGCGCGCGCGGCGCGAGCCTGCCGGAGCTTGACGTCCTCGACGCGCTGGCGAGCGCGCCGAGCGTTCGCACGGTCATAGGCCGGATCCATCGGCCCGCGCCGGCGCAGCCACGAGTACTCCATGCCGCGGCTCGTCGTCGCGTCTTCGTGTGCCGGCGGAAGTAAGCCGCCCGACCAGCCGGCCGGCGGCGGGTCGTTCTCTGCGAGCCCCTTGCGCGCGCGCCTCCACGCCTTGTTTACCGCGACGCATCGCTCGGCCGCTGCGTCCAGGGCGGCGGCCTTCTCCTCCAGCCGCTCGACGGCGTCGGGGTCGTCGGAGAAGATCGAGCCGTCGAGTTGGTCGGCGAGCCCGCCGGCCTTGCTGGTGTGGTGGTCGGCGAGCTTCGCCTCCTCGACGCCCTTCGACGTGTTCGAGTGGCACTTCTCGATCGCGGCACGGTGGCGCCGCTCGGAGTGGTGACCGACGAGGATCGGCTGGCCGAAGGGGATCCCATCGAGCGCGCGCTCTCCCGTGGCGAAGCGCTGCGCCGAGCGCGCGCGAGCCTTCGCGGCCCACTCCGCGCGCTTCTCCAGCTTCGCCTCTAGGCGTTCGCGGCGCGTCACGGCAACACCTCCGTCGCAACGGCGGCGCGCAGCGGCCCGGCGAGCCCGGTGACGTGATGCGCCTGGTACGCGGCGAAGTGTCGCCCGGCAGTCGAGATCACCGTGAGGCAGAGCGCGTCCGCGTCCCGGCAACCGCACACTGCCTCAGAGACCTGGAAGCCGCTCGACACCCAGAAGGGCGGCAGGACCTCTAGCGCCTCGATCCGCTCGTCGTCCGTGATCTCGGCCCACGTCTGCGCGAGCTGGGCCGTGGTCATGGCGGCGAGCTTGGTGTAGTCGGTGCCGAGCGCGCCTTCCTTACCAACGCCAGCAGCTCGGTCGGCAGCTTGCCAAGCGCGCTCTCCCGGGATGATCGGAAGTAGGTTCATCGCGTCACCACCCGCCATCCGTCGCCGACGCGCTTGGCGCTGATCGCCGCGAGCAGCGCGTCGAACGCGAGGCCGTCCTTCTCCTTGAGCTTGCCGGCGAGCTTCCATCCGGTCGAGCAGACCCGGCCGCGCTCGTAGACGTTGGCCACCCACCAGTCTACCTTCTCCAAGACGGTCCGGTCGTCCGTGTATGCGCGCGTGACGCGGCGCCATCC